AGCGCCTGCGCTTTGTCCCTTTAAGGAATGAGAAACGTTACCGTTTCACATACCAGTTATCGCGGTCTGGATCTAAATCCAGACCGATCCACGTACGTTTCGCAAAACAGGAGCGTACGACTCCATCACTGTCCTCAGGTCGGTCGAACTGAACATATGGGATAGGACTAGCCTCCAGATCATCACCAGAATAAATCTGGAATGACGGGGAACGGCTACCTTTCTCTAGTCCAATCAACGATTGAAGAAGATGACACCAGTCATCGCCGCGCCGTTTGGCACGGGTTTCAATCACGACACCAATCGGAGACTCGTAACGCTGTTTGTCGGCATTATACCGACTTAAGCGCCACAGCTTCGATGACGTGTCATACTCGAAGATTCCAGAACAATCGCGCCTATTCGTAATACCGTAAGGTATCCGAAGAGTGTAGCAATGGTCCCGAATAATACTGTCGAGGAACCGCCCAGTTGACAAGCATCCATGTAACTTCAGCCGCAAGGCCAAGTCAGAGGCTGCTTGTAGGTCAGTGGGTGTACGAACATCACTAGTCGATCTCCAGCGAATTGGTGTGACATCAACGCCATTAAAAGCGTCAGTGCCACACGACTCTCTGAAGCAGGGTACGGGTCCCGCAAAGGACTTGCGCCTGTTAACGTCTAATCCGAACCTCGCGAGGGTCTCCATTACTGAAGACGCTCCCGAAGCCGGTACAATGATATCGTCACCGAACACATAGACGTTGCTGTAGTCCTTCGCAGGACAACCAACAGACATCATAGTGGCAGTGCAGAGGGCCCAGAATACTAGGCTCTCAACAGGAAACGTTGTAGCGTTCCCCATGGGAGCGTAGCAATGAATCTGATCCACGAGCTTACGCCCGCGGAACCAGACCTCTGTAGCCCTAGAACATTCAAGCCACCGCATATGCTTCAGCCCAAACAACTCCTGAACGAGTCTCAAAGAGAGCCGATCAGAAGCTTCCGATAGGTCAATAGTGCAGCTCGATGCATCTCTCGATGCAAGAAGCGCAAGATTGGCATTAATCGATTGGTCCTTGAAGTTTATCTTACCCTTTGGGGTAGGAAGGTGGCCGCGTAGCCGTACACAGTCAGTTATCGCGTGCTCGAGCGTCTGACGTGCCATCTGTTGGGCCCAAATGGCCTCAGCAGGATGGACACAAATCAGACGAGGTCCACGCGCATCCTTAGGTACGGCGGTAAGCCTACATGGGATCGTATCTACGATTCTCATCCGGTGACATAAGTCCTCCGTATGTACTGAAGTAAAGCGACCGTAAGGCCTTGGCATGCGTGTCCAAACGCTTGCCGTGGTCGGGTCGTTTTCTAAGTACAACGTTAGTCTCCAGTCACTCGGACAATAGTAATAGACAGCGTACGGGTAGACGGCTTCGATGGTTGTATACCACCGATTCCACATACCTTTCGGCGTTGAACGATCATAGACAGCACCCGGCCCGTGTTGAGGGAATGACTTCCCCCACTTACACCGGTCGAGTACTTGCCCGCACAGTAATCTGGCGAGGTTCAGAACAATCTTATCAGCTGAATTAAGCTGGTTAGGATCGAACGAGCCACACGCAGAATTACAACGAAGGAAGGCTTCGACGCCTTTCGTGATTTGTTCTTCATTGTGCACTGTTTCTGCTTTGTAGGTAAACCCAAGCATTGTCCTGATTGATCGAAGAAGCCACGGGTCTTTCGACTCGAGGAATTCCTTGATTACAGGTGATAGCCAACTGGGACTACTATCGAGCACCTTAGCTCGGTTTTCATCGGTTGGGCAATCAATCCATTGAAGGATATGCTTGTCTAGTATAGGAGCCTCGTTAGAGGCCCACTGCATAGTAATGTCACTAATAGCAGACGCCCGTATAGGGTATCCGCAAAGTTCCATTAGCTCATCTAGCAGGCGAATATATGTTAGCTGTAAAGCATGCATATTGTTTATTATGTTATATTGCCATAATCCCTGGATTACCACATGTAACTGTAGTACCTGGCGACGATAGCGTGAGTTTTATGACTCGTTGTTATTGACACCAGCCATCACGTCAGAGCCGGCAGTCGTGCAGGCAACTATAGCTCTCACATGCGCATCAAGCGCTGTGATTTGCTCAGTTGTTGCTAAACTACTGACTCCCTTGACAACGTAGACGAAGTTCCGAAAGGGAACTCCTTCTGCGGTTACCTCGTTGCAATCGAGACGAATCAGGTGACGCCTATAAGGCGTATTCATCGGCTTCGCATCGGCTGCGTCTTGGTGTGAGATAGTTAGAACGTCCGTGGTATTGACTCCACGAGCATTCGAACTACGTTTGGATCCGGTTTCGTTATCGTACAATTTCTTGTACGTAACACCGTTGTATGTTACATCTTGATTCATAGGATTATGTATCTTTTTGGTTGCAAACGATTCGGCTAATGCATCACTTGATGCATTGGGCAATCAGGGCCAATAAATCAGCCCATTTTTGACCGCCGAACCTATGGGACAGAAACACACCCGTGCTTCTTGATAATCCCACTCGATTATAATATTTATAATCGTGTACTCTGTCAGGGTACGCGTATACAGAATGATGATTGTCATCATGTATACGTAGAGTACTGACGACAGTGCCAGTGGCCTTAACGGACTTGGACATCTTGACGTTCTTAAGGGGTTGATTAAACAGCCCATCAATAGGCGCAAGAAGCCCAGCTACGTTAACAAACCAGTCTACGACAAAGCTATAGGGTAGTAATTCCCATAGCAATGAAGCAGGACCAGACGGAGCTATCTGCATACACAAGGTATGGACCTGACGGCCCAGATCAGTGTAATAGGATGGCAAGTTTGGTTGCCCGCTCGCGACCCACCGCACAGTACAATTACTTGTACGTTGCAGCGATTCGACATAGGCGGTTATACCACGAGCATACCCAGCAGCCTCCAGCATTTTCGGTAAGTCGACATTTAACGACTTACTTACTCGCTGGATCTTCTGGTTCTTAACATTGTCGCAGATCTTCTTCCAGTTCTTCGCTGTTTTGGCGATAGACTCTAGGTCGGAGATCAGAGGACGGATACCATAGCGCCACTGGAGCCACTCAGAGCTGGCACCCCTTATAGCCTTCCGGAAGATAGTCTTAAACGCCTTGCGGCGATCAAAGACACTCCTCCAGTATGCAAACTTCTTAAAGAAGTTGAATATTAGACTATAGGTTTGCTCAGCTTCATAGAGGTTCTCCAGCACGTTTACAGCCTCACTAACCAGATTGTAGTATAACGCATTCGCTACACTAGAATCAGACACAGGTAGACTGGGCAAATTAACCCCAGGCAGAACCTGACCATCGGACCATGCATTGCACTGTTCAATATCATTGTACAGCCACATTGCATAGCCATTAGCTTGTGTCGCGCCGATTTGATAATCGACGTACGAAGTATCACCAGACCCAGGCCAAATCATCGATATACCACAATCTCCAATTGAAGCGAGATGCTTCTTATGGAGTACGTAGTTAACCTTTGACCGGCCGAGTTCGTCCTCAATAGACTCATCAGCGACGGAGGTATTTTGTACCCCGCAACTGTAGCCAGTTTGAGTGACAGGTGAATCAACGGAACCGTTTTTACGGTGGACATAGGCGGGATACTGGAAACTACCAATATCAGGCCCATACGATGTAATGTTAATGGAACGATTACGGATTCTCATAATACGAGGCGTC